TGGCACGCGCAATCTCAACGAGAACATCATGCCTGCGATCGAAGGTCGATACATCCAAGCCGGACAGCTTGGTTACGGCAGCCGCGACGGTAATGCCACACCCTCGGGGATGATGACCGACACCGCGCGCGCCATTCGGGACACCAGCGCAGACATCCTCGGTCAGCAGACGCAGGCGATGCAGCAAGGTTACACGCAAGCTGCCGGCCTCGCCAGCGGCGATCTGTCGCGCCAAGCAGGCCTTGCTACGACCGCAGGAAGCCTTGGCGGGCAGGATCTGTCGCGCACCTTGGCAGGCGCTGGACAGTTGGCAAACATGGGCGCGCAGTCGCAAAGCCTCGGGCTTACCGGCGCAGGCGCGCTCTCCCAAGTTGGGGCGACGCAGCAGACGCAGGCGCAGCGGAACATCGACACAGCCTACGGCGACTTCTTGCGTCAGCAGGGCTACCCGCAAGAGCAGATCAATGCTATGCTGCAGACTATGGGAGGCGTTAAAGCTGGCGTACCGATCGGGAGCACAGAACAAGGTATCGTTCCGATACCGGGTTATGAACAGCAACCGGGAACTTTGCAGACTATCGGCGGCTCGCTGGCCGGTCTTGCAGGCGTTATCTCCGCGTTTAACGGGAAATAGAACATGGCGTTTGATATTGAACCGGAAGAAGAAAGCACCGCCGAACTCGGCGGCCTTTCGGCGTTGGCAGGCGCTGAGATAGACCTGTCGCAACTCGGGACTAACCCTAGTGGCGTTCTGCAGTCCATATACAAGCAGCAAGTCGGCGCGCAGAAAGCGCAAGAGCGCGGAGACGCCGAGCGCTTTGCCGCCGCACGCGAACGCATCGCTGCGCAGAACCGTGGCCCGTCGCAGTCGGAGATCCTCCTCGCGTTGTCGAGGTCCATGCTCGCTCCTATGCGCTATCGCGGTTTCGCCGGCTTTGCGGACAATATGGTCACCGGCGTCAGCGGCATCACCGCTGGGGTCAGCAAGGCCCGCAAGTCAAGGGAGGATGCCCTTGCCGCACTGGAAGACAGCTACGCCGAGAAGACCGGCGGCTACGGCGTCACCCGCGCCAGAACTGCGGCCGACCTCGTCAAGACCGCCGCGCCACTATTAAAGCCCAAGCCAATACGCTCCGCCATCGGTCCTGACGGCCGTGTTAAAGATCTGGACACGGGCATGGTTATCGGCCCTGACGATCCTGATCGTCCTAAAACAGGCGCTATGGAAACGCGCGGAGGCGTGCTGGGCTATGTCAACGAGAAGGGCGCGTGGACGCCTCTACCGCAGCGCAGCGAGAAAGAAACCTTCCGTCCTGCCAGCCCAGAAGAAGCGTCCGCATACGGAGCGACAACAGGGCAGATATCGTCTTCCGGCCGCTTTATCCCAAGCGCTGCCAAGTCTGGGCCGAAGCTGTCCGCAACGGCAGAGCGTAAGGTGTTCGAGTTGCAAGACCAGATCGCCAGTGGCGCTGATACTTTGATCAGCCTTGATGAGGCCCTGAGCCTTAACTCGCAAGCATATGAAGGCAGCCTGTCTGGTTGGCGCAAGACCTTGGACCAGCTTTTCGCAAGCGACGACCCGCGATATGTGGCCACCGAGAACTTTGACAACATAAACAAGAGCGGCGCGCTAACCAGCCTTAAGACCATCTTCGGTGGCAACCCGACGGAAGGCGAACGCGCGATCCTGATGGAACTGCAGGCGATGTCTGACAAGCCAAGGGCAGTGCGCGACGGTATCCTTCGTCGCGCTCGCGCGGCGGCCGTACGTCGCATCGACAGGAACAAGAGCCGGATCGAAATTATGACAACTGGCGGCGATTACTCTTCCGGTGCGTCACCTAAACCTGCAGCAAGACCTGCGGCAGGCGGGCGCGTCATTCGGTACGACAGAAATGGGAAGCGGATATAATGGCTCCGATTACAGTTAAGCTCGCCGACGGTACCAACCTCGAGTTTGAAGAGGGCACGGCGGACGACGTAATCGATCGCGTTGTACAAGAGCACATCGCCTCGGCCCCTGCGCCGGCCGCTGGTGCCGAAGCCGCGCCGGCCGACGCTGTGCCCTTCGATGACGCTGTTCCAGAGGCGCTGCCCGAAGGAGGAGACGTCGCCGGATATGAAAGCGGCCTTCGTGAATATTACCAGAAGCTGGCGACGAGTAAAGGCGCTTTTGACCCTAGCATAGTCTCGGGTATGGCATCGAAGTACGGTGTCGGCACCATAGCCAACCTGTCCGCAGTTGAGGATTTCTACAAAAAGTACGGCACACTTAACCCTAAACTTGCCGAGAATGCGAAGGAAGCGCCGCCGCCTGTAAAGCAGGACGAAATCATCGGTACTGTGCCCCAGTCGGGCGACATGACGCAGCGCGCGCGGGCCTTCGGTAAAGGTGCGTTCTTTGATTTTGCAGATGAGGCCGAGGCCGCAGCGCGCATGCTCGCCAGCGGGCAGATGAGTTCGGATGAATATTACCGCGTCAAGAACCAGATAAATGCGGACTTCAACGCTTGGGCTAAAGCCAACCCCGCAGAGGCGTTGGGTTATGAATTAGCCGGAGGCATTACCAGTACTTTTATCCCCGGCGTGGGTCTTGTTGGCAAAGGCGTTCAGGGCATAACGGGCCTAAGCAAAGTTGCCAGCGTTGCTGGTCGGGCTGCCGGCACCGGCGCGCTTAGTGGGGCGCTCAGCGGTCTTGGTCAAGCTGAAACCATGAAGGTATCAGATCTGGCTCCCTCCTTAATTGAGAACGCTGCACTTGGTGCCGGCTTCGGCACCGTGTTAGGCAAGACCGTCGAGATCGGCGGCCGTGGCCTAGCCAACGGCGCACAGCGTCTGCGCGAGCGTTACGGCAAAGGCCTCGAGGTCTGGGACGACACTATCGGCGATTACGTTCGCGTCCCTCAAAGGGCGACGACACCGGAAGAACTGCGCGCGTCGGAGGCCTTATACGCAGGTGCCGGCAGTCGCGGCCCACAGCGCGCAATCGGCGAGACCGCTTTGGCCAACAGATCCGGCGTGAGCACGCGCCTTGGCAACGCCACGCCCGAGATGGCGGCGCTTACTGAAACTGTACTCGCCAAACCGAACGCCGGCCGTGAAGAGCTTATCAAAGGCGTACTCACCGACCGCGCAGCTACCGGCGAGCGCGTCACTCAGCAAGTTGAAGATGCCATACCCAATGGTAAGGATTATTTCGACGAGGAAGAGGCGATCTCAGCCCGACTTCGCGCTATTGGTGACAATGAGTACAAAGCCGCATACGCCGTAGGTGAAGTGCGTGACCCTGACATTGACGCCATCGTTCGCAACCCAGCTCTCGCCAGTGTGTGGCAGCGTGCGGAGAGCCTCGCACAGCTAAAAGGTTCCAAGCTCAATATGGAGATGGAGCCGGTACTGGATGCCGGCGGGTCGTTGATTGGCTTGCGGCCGACTGGCAACTCGATACCGAACGTCGAGGCGTTGGATCTATTCAAGCGCGCCCTTGACGACAAGATAAACGCCGGCTTTCGCGGACAAAACGGCCTTGGTAAAGCCGAGGCAAGCGCGTTGAAAGATCTGCGCAACGTCATGGTCGGCAAACTCGACACTTTAGTTCCTGCATATAAAGCTGCGCGCGCTAAGTACGCAGGCGACATGGAAGTGCGCGACGCCCTGCGCTACGGTCTCGATGTCTTGAAAGGCAAGATCCGTCCGGCAGAGCTGCGCAAAGAGTTGGCAAACATGTCCGTTGCCGAACGCGAGGCGGTTAAATCCGGCGCGATGGAAGCGATGTTCCGTACTATCGAAGGCTCCTCGGGTCGCAACCTTGCCAAGCAGATCGCAGGAACAACGGAGAAAATTAAAAAGTTAGAAGCCGTCATGGGTCCGGCTGAGTTCAAGTTTTTCGATCGGGCCATGCGTCGCGAGAGCGAAGTATACCAGCGCACCTCTAAAATAATCGGTGGATCCCGTACGGCTCCCTTGGCTGAAAGCATGCGCCAACTTGACGATGCTATCGCGGGTGGAAACCTCGATGATGCCGTCAACTTCGTTCTTGCAGGCCCAGTCGGCAAGACGGCCGCGCTGGCGCGCTGGGTCGGCAGACTGAACCCGCGCAAAGAATTTGGCGATCGGGTGTACACGCAGCTGAGTAAAGCCCTTGCCGCACAAAAGCCGGAACAACTGCGCGAAGTTCTCGACATGCTCCGCCGCTCGCAGAGCTACGCTCAACTCATGAACAGCGTAAAAGACGAAGCCACAGGGCGCGTAGCTACTGTAGCTGGCAACGTGCTTCCGTCCACACTCGAGGACAAAGGTACTAACCCGCCGCCCTTCAGCCAGATCGCGTCACCGGACGAAGAAGAGCTACTGGACGTGCCCGAAATCGAAGAGGCCACTGTTGCAGAAGACCCATCTGCAGAGTTTCCGTTCCCCGAAGACGTCGTAGAGGACGTTCCGCAACAAGGCACTGTGATGATGAACGGTCGTCCTGTCATCCAAGCCGATGGTGGTCGTTGGCTTTATGCAGACGACAGCACCGAAGCCGACGGCGTACCTATGGGTTACGCCGAGGGCGGTTCCGTTCAGCGTCTTAAGCGGGGCGGTAGCGCAGGCTATGACTACGGCAACGCCGCTCGCACATTCGGACAAGGTTTGACCTTCGGCACGGCCGACGAGATCGAGGCCTTTATGCGCGCCGGACTAGACCGCAAGGCCTACGAACGCGAGCGCAACTCCATCCGCCTGTTGCAAGAGCAATACGCCGAGCGCAACCCCAAGATGGCGATGGCCCTCGAGGGTGTGGGCATGGTCGGTGGCTCAATGCTCGCTCCGTCATTAGGCGGCGCGCGTATGCTCGCCAACGCTCCGCGTGCGATGCGCTTTGCAGCTGCAGGTGCCGATGAGCTTGCGCAGGGCGCTGCCTATGCTGCAGGTCAGGCCAAGTCCATGCGCGACATACCAAGGGCCGTGCGCGACGACACTTTGATCAACGCCGCGTTCTTCGGGGGCACGTCAGGCGCAGCCGGCGCAGGCAAGTACGCCGTGCGTAAGGCGGTAGGTACCGGTAGAGGCTACCAAACAGCGTTGGCGGTCAAGCGTTTACTCGGCAAACATTAGGAGACGCCGGCGGCTTCCCGCGCGATCCAAGAGCTATGGATAAAGACGATTAGGAACAGTTTCAACGGCATTTTGAGGGGTACGCTGTCGGCGGCCGCGTGGCCGCTAATCGTTGTTTCTCAAAAGGCAAATCTGCGGTATATGCCGTTGACCGAAAAAGGAAGTAAGTATGGCAAAAGGAATAAAAAGGCTCGCTGTTGAAAAGGCGATAAAGGCGGCCAGCGATTACATCCCCGACGCCATCGAAAGGCCACTGCGCAGGGCTCTGAAGATCGATGCACCTAAAGTGGAGAAGAAAGCGCTGGCAGCCAAGAAAGCTGCGCCTGCTAAACCTGTTGCGCCCAAGCCCGCTGCGCCGGCTATCGTCAAAAAAGTATCGGGTGCCAACAAGCGCGCGCCTGCCGCTGCCGGTTACGACCGCGGCGAGCTTGCCCGTCGGTACCCTGTAACGGCGAAACCAGAGCTGGCCGTCGACAAGAAGTCCGGCAAGGAGTTCCTGCAAAAGACGTTATCGCCGGAGGCGGAAGCCTTGGGTCTCGCCCGCCGTGAAGCCCAGCGCGATATCGAGCGCGGCGAGTTCACCCCCTTCTTCGACCCCAAGTCCCGTTTCTATGCAGATCCTAAGCCTTACAACTTGCAAGGCAACACCCTCGTCGACAGCGTCGCCAAGCGGCCTGACACTATCGCCAAGTACGAAAACCTCGCCCGAGATCCTGCCGCCATCGACCGTCTTCTAGGCGCGTACAACCGCGGCACCGAGATGACCGGCGGCGAGGACTGGTACGCCATGGGCCAACTCGAGGATGCTTTTCTACAGGAGTACGGCCCCGAAGCGGGCCGCGAGATGTTTAAAGAGCGCTTCGCGGACAGCATGGCCGCGACAACAGGCGGCGCAGATCCCACCTCGAACCTGCTGATGGCCTCCTACGGCAACAACCGCAAAGCCGCTGGGGAAGAAATCCCCGTCGCGGGCTACGACCTGCCGTTCCCTATCGGCGGGCGCTACGCGTCGACCAACACGGCGATGTTCGACAAGCTCATCGGCAAAGGCCAAGGTCTGTCGACCGAGAACCCGAAGCGCTTTAACTTCTCCGCCAACTTCCTCGGCGACACCAGCCGCGCGACCATCGACGAGCAGATGAGCGGGCTATTTGACCCGAAGATGACCATGCCGCCGAAAGGCAGCTACGGCGTGTACGAGGCCGCGCTCGGGGATCTCGCCAAGCGCTACAACGTCAACCCTGCCAATTTCCAAGATGTGGCGTGGGCCGGCGGCAAGCTGGCGAAGACGCCCAACTTCGAACCGAAACCTATGATCCAGATCGTCAACGAGGCCATCGAGCGCACCGCGCGCGTCACCGGCCAAGATCCTGAAGAGGTCGTTTACGAGGGGTTGGTCAAGGCCCGCCGCCCGATGTACGCCCAAGGAGGTTATGTTGAGCAGGCGTAAGCGCGCCTTAACCGCGCTGGAGACGCTGTACGAGTAGTACGGCGCACCCGTCGTCAAGGATGCCGCTAACGTATTCGACACCACCGAGCTTCAGCGCCGGATCCAGAAGGGTCCGCGCGGCTACGCTGAAGGCGGCCTTGTCGTGGGTTAGTCGTCGTCCCTCGGCGGATCGGGGTCGTAGTACCCGCACCGCGCAATCCACATCGCGTTGTGGAACCAGCGGTGGATGGCCTCTACCGACACGTCACCGCTGGCGATAAACGCCCGCGCCCAGTCGAATGCGTCCGTGCTGTTGGGGTTTGATGGTGAGTACCGCGGATCGGTGGTCTCTAACCCCACGTCTACGCGCGCAGCCACGTGTTGTGCTTTTTCACTCATGTAAATCTCCTCTTCATCGCTTCCAGTAATATTTCCTGTACGCTTCGTTTACTCGACAGGCGCTGCATAACCATCTCGTCCACAGTGTCGCGGACCAGAATAGGATAGATCAGCACCGGCCGATCGTACCCCGCCTGCTTTTGACGCATAGGTCCGATACGTTCGATAATCTGCATATGCTCCTCGAGGTTCCAGTTCACGCCAAAGAAGGCGAGGATGTTACCCCCATCGGCAAGGTTCAACCCGTGTCCCGCAGAGGCTGGGTGTGCCAGCAAGATGTCGATCTTGCCCGCGTTCCAGTCCTTGATCGTCTGCGGATCCGCGTCGAGTACGCGCGCGTTCTTGAAGCGGCGCTTGAGCCGTTCAAGGTCGTGCTTGAAATTGTACGCCACCAGCACTGACGCCCCGTTGGCCTCTTCTATGATGCTCTCCAGCGCATCCAGCTTGGCGTTGTGGATCTCCTCCCAACCCCCATTGTCGTCGACGTAGATAGCGCCGTTGCAGATCTGCAGCAGCTTCTGCGTGCGCACCGCTGCGTTGGCCGCCTCAACATCATTACCCTCGAACTCGGCGAACAGATCCTCCTCCATCGACGTGTACGCCTGCCGCACCGATGGTATGAAGTCGGCAAACACCGGTATCACATTCGGCTCGTCCACCTGCAGCGCGCGCACTGTCAGACAGATGTCCTGCAGCTTCTCCTCTATCTCCGCCTGCGTATGCTCGTACGGCACCAAGCTATAGCCATCATATCCCTTGCGGAACCAGCGCTGCTCGAAGGCACTAAACGTGCGGCCGAGGCGCTCGCCCTTGTCGAGGAACCACACCTGCCCCCAGAGATCCTTCACCCCATTAGGCGCTGGCGTCCCTGTGAGGCCGATAAAGCGGCTTCCCTCACCGTGGACTACCTGACCTAGCGCACGTGCCCTAGAGCCTCCCTGACGCAGCCTGAAGGACTTCAGGCGGGTGAACTCGTCCGAGATCACGGTCTTGAACGGCCAGTCCCCCTTCAGCTGCTGGATCAACCACGTCAAATTGTCGTAGTTGGTGCAGTAAATATCCGCCTCTCGTGCCACTGCGCGCTCGCGTTGCTTCGGCGTTCCGGTGATGACACTGACGCGCAGATGCGCAAGGTGGTCCCACTTCTCGACCTCCTCGGGCCACGTCGTGCGCGCCACCCGCAAGGGGGCCAGCACCAAGACAGGGTAGACCGGCTCGACCATGTCGAGCGTGTCCAACGCCGTCAGCGTGGTCACCGTCTTGCCTCCGCCCATAGGCATCCACAAAGCAGAGCGACGTAGACTGAATAAGTGCTGCATCGCCTCTGTCTGATAATCGTGCGGCGTAAATGTCCTACTCATTGATTGGCCTTGCGAGCACCATTGGCCAGCCGTTCGACGACGCGCGCCAGCGCCTCGCATCGTGGCACACCTTGTTGGATGAAATGCTGTGCGCGGGTCTCGATCTCGTCGGCCAGTGCAAAACCCATAGCTTGCGCCTCTCGTGCAGTTATTCTTTTCATAATATCCCCCTTGGACCGGTTATACTTGAGGTCAGGCTTACGCCCAACCCCATTTCTCTGCACAGATAGGACCGATCGCGCGATCGATGCTCTCTTGATTGGTGAGCTTGCGACCGCAGCATGAGCACTGGCCGGTGCGCTGGCCATAGGCGGTAGCCGCAGCCGAAGGGTAGGCGCAGACGGCGACGATGCGCGCCTCGGTGTCGCCGTCGCAGTCGCGGCTGCGCGTGAACTTACCGTCGGCAATCTTGCCGAGGTAAAGATCGCCGGTCTTGGCGTAGATGGCACCGGCGTTGCGGCCAGTGGCCGACGCGAGCGAGAACGTGAATTCGTCAAGGCGCAGCTTAGGGAAAGCAAGACCGGCGGCCTTGGCAGCGGCGAAGGCTTCGGCGATGCGCGAAATCTCGACGTCCGCCTTGTTGGCATCGCGCGCTGCGTTTTCAGCAGCCCACTGCGCCTTGCGGGCGGCCGACTTGGCGGCGGCGTTACGGACGGCGATTTCCTGACGCTCGGTCAGGGTGCCGTACTTGATCAACGCGGCGAGCATGTCGGCGTGGAAAGTGAAGTCACCCTTGATCGGCTCGGACAACCACGCAGCCTCGACTGGGTTGGCGGCGAGCCACTCGGCAGCTTGATCGGCTGCGCTAACAGCCTTACGGTTGCGGGCAGCTTCTGCGCTCACGCGGCCCTTGGCGCGCGCTTCTGGTGATGACTTGAAAGTCAAGGTGCCGTGGCCCTCGCACTTGAAGCAAGGTCCGCTTACGCGGCCGGCGTAGCTGCGGAAGCGTCCGCTGCCCTTGCACGACGGGCAAGTCTCAGTGAAGTTGGCGCGCAATGCGCGGGCGGTCTCGCCCTCGGCCAAAGCCTCGCTGCGCGCCTCGGCAGGCACTGGGCCGCCGAAGATGTCGTTGATGGCGTCGTCAAAGTTGTCGTCGTGTGAGCAGTTAATGGCATTGCACATGGTAGATACTCCGTTGCTGATGCACTCTAATTGCACATGCAACGTCAGCTTGCAATACCCTTTCGCACTTTTTCTACAATTATATCGATGTCTTCTTTCGAATGCGCGATGAACACCGGCACGCCGTAATTGCGCATGCGCTCGATCTCGCGCTCCTGCAGCTTGTCCACGCGGTCGCCAAAGGCCTTTATCTCGATGAAGGCGGCGCAGGGCCACGTCCACCACACATAGCAGTCTGGGCATCCCCTGCGGCCCTCCCAGCACACTTTGCGGTACTGACCGCCACTTTTCTGCACAATATGCTTCAGATGGTCCTGAAGGCGTCCTGCGGGCGTCATTTGATTGCCGCGTAGCAGCCAAAGTTGCCCCAGCGCCAGATGGGGTCGACCGACCGGAATAGGTGCAACTCTTCCATCAGGCCGGCCTCGGTTTGCTGCTGCATGACCGGGGCCAAGCTGACGGCTTTGTCGACGATCTCTTTGTCGGTGAAAGTGCCACGCTTGAACGTCATCAACTGCGCAGACAGGTCAAGCGTGAAGCCGCCCAGACCGCTGAATAGATTCAATACGTTGAGCATGTCACTCTTTCCGGTATCTGTAGGTTTCAAAGCCAGCCGCCGCCAGAGGCAGGCCAATCGACCAGCTCGGGTTGACCGACATCATGCCGGCAAGGACGCTGTCGGAATAGCCTGTGTGATCCGGCACCTCGCAGACCAGCTCATCATGCACGCGCAGGACGACTGGGTAGTCATTCTCCTCGGCGCGGCGCATGCCGGTCATGAAGACGTCGCGCGCCACGGCCTGTACAATGTTCTCAACCAGCTTGCCGTAGTACGTCTCGAGCGTGTCCCACTTGCGCGTGTACTGGTTCGACCCTTCGTACACCAGCTTGCCGTCGTCATCGATGTGCAAGTTGCGGTATGACAAGAAGCGACCGCTTGGCAGGCGACAGCGTATGTAGCGCACGCCGTCAGGGCCAACGACGTTATCAAAGCGGATCATACCGCGCACGTCGAAACTGTCGTTCGGCTCACGCACGGCACAGCGCGCCGCACCCTCGACGTCGTACCAGAAAGACGTGGTGGCAGGGTGGGCCTTGCGCCACGCCTTAACGATAGCGCCAATGGCCTCGTCGTCCATAGCGTTGAACACTTCGCCACCCATTTTGCGGTACGCGCCGACGCCCCCACCATAACCTCCAGCAAGCTCGGGAACCTTTCCTTGATCTTGGCGTTCTTGCTTGGTCACTTCAAAAGGATCTTTGTGCAGGATCCGGCCGGCGGTGACTTTATAAAGGTCTGCGCCGTCCCCCCTGTCGTAGGCCTTAAATGCTTCGATCTTCCAGTGCTCGGCAGCCATCCACGCCAGCACTCGACCTTCGATGTTTGACAGGTCGGCGATGACCAGTTTTTTGCCGGACCCAGCAACGAGCGTGCCCCGTACGGCAAAGGCGCATCGTTCGCTGACGTTCTCGTAGATCACGTCTTCGCAGTCATCCTTGAACGCCCTTATTGTGGCCTCTTGGACGTCACCATCGAACCAATCGGGTGAACGTGGTAGGTTCTGGGGCTGGAAGATCTTTCCACTGTCGCGCCCTGTACGTGCGGCACCGCAGAATTGTATCGTACCGCGCAGACGATTGTCTGAGGACGCGGCGTCCATCAGCGCCTTATACTTCGCCGGCGAGGTCGCGGAGGCCTGCAGCCGGATATGCAACAATTCACGCGTCGTGGGATCCAGATCCGTCTTAATCAACTTCTCGACGGTGTCCTTCGTCATGTCCGCAATCTCGACGCCGCGCTTGTCGCGCAGGTAGGTCAAGAAGGCCTCGCGCTGCGTCGTCGAGGGTACTTCGCCGTCGGTTAGAGCGGCAGTACGAGCGGCCAGAGATCCAGAAGCTCGTCGAAAAGCGCGGATTGCGGATTTGGCGAAGTCAACATCGACGGCGATACCACGGTCATTAATTCTTTGGTCAAGCCGCCAAAGGTAGTGCTCACCGTGTGAATGGTTCCAATCCGGCATTCTTCCATATATGTTTCGCATAGCGTCCACGTCGAGACGGGCGTATTCGATGAATTGCTGCCATTCATTTGGATGCGTTTCCCCCGAAGCGCGCCTTATTTTCCAGTTCTTTGGACAAGGCTTGGTGAACAATTGTATCAGCTTTTTACCCGATTTGTCTTTAGCAATATCAACCGGCACGCCAAGAACGTCGCACAGGCTCCCGAGCGAGGCTGGAAGGCTGTGCGAAAGCGCGCGCACCATCGTGTCGTCGATCTTCTCGATGGGCACCTGTACGCCTTGATGGCGCAGCACAGTGCGGTCGAAGGCGCTGTTATGGATGACAACGCGCTCGGCCTGATCAATCAAGCTCTGCAGCGTCACCGCCCAGTTCGCGCCTAATGCGGTCTTGCAGTCCCACACGACCGTTGGCTCGTCGTCGATGGCAACGGCCACCAGCAACACTTCGGCCGCCTCGGCGTAACGATGCGCGCCGCGTTTGATCGATATGTCGCTGTAGGTTTCGAGGTCTAAGAATAAGATTGTCATGCTGATACGTCCTCTGTTCGGGTGAGCCGCGCGCTTCGTGTATCAGCAACGCAGGGAGACCCGCACCCGCGCGCGGCTCGCCAGAACAGAGGGTGCGTCGACCTCCAACGGTGGCTTAAAAAGCCGACGCACCGCTCGTTTAGGGCTAAAGTAGATCCATGCCAAGCGCTGATTTGTAGGTAGCTAAGATAGCCTCCATTTCAGCACGATCGTCATTGGTCATCTTGCGCAGGCGGATAACCTCGCGCATGATCTTGGCGACGTAGCCTTGGCTCTTGGCTTCTCTGAACACATCGGTGATATCATCCCCAATGGCCTTCTTCTCTTCGTTCAAACGCTCGATGCGTTCAATGAACAGGCGAAGTTGTTCAGCCGAGCTGCTCTCGGAATTGTGTCCGATATCGCTCACAGGTAGTCTTCTACGTCAGGCTGCGCCTTAGCGAGATCCGCCCACTCGTTCGCTTCGGCCGGTGCCGAACCGCCACCGACGCTCTTGCCTTCACCGGTGAGCATGATGCCACGCAGCGTGCAGTTGACGCGGCGACCCCATTTGTTGTCCTGCGCCCAGACTTCGAGCGAGGCGTTCACGATCGCGCCGCTGAAGGCCTTGCGTTCGATATCACCCTTAGTCGTGATGTAGTCGCCATATTGGTCAACGACAGTCGGCTGTGTCTTGGCGTTGCGCGTCGACAGGTAATAGCAATCTTCGAACCCAGTGTAAGGCTCGCCGGTCTTCTTGGAGCGGTAGATCTTCTTGACGAAGCAGAGCTTGGCGTCCTCGGCGAGCATCGCAAGAACATTGGCTGCCTTGTCCTCCCACTCATTCTCGGCCTCGGCCAAGATGGCGTCTTCGATCTGCTTTTGCTGATCCGAACCGATAACAATCGGGAACTTCGCACCGTAAGCAGGCTCACCCTCACCGAAGGATTGCGGCTCAGCAATCGCTGGGAAAGCAAGCGTGAGGTCTTCAAGTCGTATAATTATAGCCATTTTCAATTGTCCATTTCTGTAGTTTTATAAAGGTCTTGGAAAGCATCCTTGACCAGTGACACGACCACTTGTGGTCGCTTGTCTGCGGCGGGTGCCACAGACAGCTTGCCCTCGGCTCTGGTAACCAGCTGTTCAGCCTTTGCCAGACGCTTCGGGTTTGCCTTTAGTAGCTTCTCGGCCGTTGTCGGGCTGATAAGCTGAAACTTGTACATTTCTTCTAGCTTCAGGCGGAAGCTCTTGAAGAGCTTCTCGACCTCGGCCTCGTCGCGCCACGCCCGATTGCCGCGCCGCCCTTCGACCAGCTTGTAACCATCAACTACCTGTCCTGCAAGCAGTCTTCGCTCCACCTCGGCGCGAACGGCCTTGCACCAATCCTCGACCAGTTCGACCTTGCTCATGGCCATTGGCAGGTAATTGTCGCCCACCTGCATGTCCACCTTTTGCGGCAGGAACTCAGCAAAGTCGTCGACCGTAGCAGCAGAGCCGCCGACGATCTCGGACATCTCGCTCAGCAGCTCAGGGCAGTCAGCCTTGGCCTTGCAGAAGCGACACTGCTTCTCGCCGGCGTTAAGCAAAGCACAGTCCGCGTCGACCAGCGCTGCGGCCTTGGATGCCTCTTCAGCGAAGGCCAACAAATCGGCAAGGGGGATCTCCCACTCGCTGACGTGGTTGAGGCGTGGCATGTGGATGACCATGCCGACGCGTTCAAAGTCACAGACCAAGCTGTACTCTTCGACTGCGCCAAGGGCATACAGCTGCAGTTGCGGGTTGTTGTCCGCGCTCACACGCACGCCCATGCCGTACTTCAGGTCGATCACCTCGATTGCCTTGTTCGGGATGTCGATGATGACGACGTCGCTTGTGCCGTGCGCACCTTCCTCGCCGGTAACGTGACCGATGGGCAGACGACACTCAACGTGCAAGATCTTACCAGCGGCACGTCGCCGCACAAACGCGACATAGTCGTCGACGTGCTCGGCCATACCCTCGGTGATTTCCCACAACACTTCCTCGCCATGATCGTCGTAGCGGATCTTCTTGCCGACATAGTGCTTGGCCAGCGCGGTGGGGTACTCGAGGACAAGCGCCGCCAATTCATGCGCCGCTGTCCCCTCCCGTGAGTATGCGTTGCTGTTGTCGGGATATGTAGCCTCGAGCTTTACACTGCCGGGGCAGGCCATCCAACGATGTGCGCCGGAGGCTGATAAGACTGCGTGCCCGCTCATGCCATCTCTGCCCGAAGACGCTCGACCAGTTCAGGCCACAAGGTTGGGTCCATCATGGACGCACGCTCCACGCCGAACTCGGCAAGGATCTCGCCTGTGCGTTCTTTGGATACTTTCTGCACGAACTGGATGACGACCGGCGCGACTTCGGTTTCGAAGTTGAGCACAGACACTGGGCCTTCTGGCTTGACGATCTCCGGCTCAGGCTTCACGGCCTCGGCAACCGGCTCAGGCTTCACGGCCTCGACGATTGGCTCCATATCAACGCGCGCCGGAAGCAGCCGCGCCTTGGCAGGCTTTGCCGCCGGCTTTGGCTTCTCAAAAGGAATGGCCTCCGAGGCATCAGAGCTGACATGCACCACCTTAATTTTATCACGCAAATCCTGTAACGCCTGACGCGCGCTATCATCTGCCGTTTGGCTTGCGCTGTTGCGCAGGCTGGCACCGATGGCCAGCAGCTTGTCAGCAACTTCGGGGATGCTGTTTCCGGTTACTTCGATCTTAATCACGCTTCATGCTCCTTTAATTTACTTTCCAACTTTTCAATCTCGGCCTGCAACAAGTAGACCTTGTCGTCATACTGGTTGATCTCGATCTCGTACGCCTCTTTAGAGCTGGCGAGGGTCTCGTCCTTGTCGTCCAGCAAAGCCAAGGTTTCTTCCAGCCGTTCGGCCAGTACCAGCGCCAACTCGGGCGTAGGGCGGTAGCGACCGGCCTCTATTAGCAAGCTGTCGTCGCACTGACGATACGTGTTGCGATCTTTTAAAAGTTCCACGGTGTGGCTCCTAATACGATGGCCAAGCGACGTGCGTCGCGCTTGCCGGTTACAGGGTGGGCCGAAACGCGCGTGCGCCGGCCGTCTTCAATTAAATTGATGTCCAGCGTCGGGGAGCTGGTGCGGCCCCCCGACGTGTACTCAGCGGCCAGAACGCTGACAGGCTCTCTCTCCCCTGTCACGCCTTGCGCGCCGAAACGCGAACTACAATGTAGCCCTTGGTGGTCTTCTGGTTCTTGCTGAACCAGCGGCCGTCGACGCCCAACTCGCGGAGCTTGGCCTCGGCTGCCTTGGCGCAGAGCGACTGGCGCTCGGCGACTTCGCTAACCGCAGCGCGAAAGAGGTCACCCTCGTACGCGCCGACGCCGTCTTCCTTGATGGCGTCTTCGAGTAGCTTGGCCGTTGCGGTCAAGCGCGCGATGTCCGCCTTGAGTTCGCCGAGCCGATCGACTGGGCTGATATAGGGAATGGTGGAAACTGCTAGGTTGCTCATCTTGGTTACTCCTTGGTTGCTGATGACCCCTAGTCGCATATGCAATTCGGCATTGCAATAGCTATTTGCAGTTTTTTACTCGTAGAAGATTATTTTTCCACCATCCATGCGCAGCGGTCCGTCCTTCTCCTTGCTGAGCATCTGAATTGCGCGGGTAACGACCTGACGACGGGTGTCGCGCTTGCCGATCTCCGGCGCAGGCAGCATGGCCACGGCACGGTCGATTAGGTCCACCGCGCTGACTATGCTCTGATCGCCAAATATCGTCATCACTTCCAACACGTGATTTTCTACACGCCCGCGACGTTTGATGCCGAAGCGATCCTTTGGCTCTTCACGCGCCGGCGCGTCGGCCTCAACGGCAACGCAGCTGGTGATGATGTCGCCATCAAAGTCTATGCCCACGTCCACGCTCTCGAGCTTGAAAGACCAGCGCGTACCGTCAACGCCATCCTTGAGCTTCTCCAGCACCAGTTCCCTGCTGCCGTTCTCATGGCGCACGACTTCCAGCTGGACGTCTGCTGCACCCTTCAGACCGGACCAGCCGCGCGAACCCTTGCTCAGATCCTTACCGGCGTGGTGTACCAACACATTCATCGCGTCGGTGGCTTCGTGGATCAGCTTTACGTTGCGCAGAACGCGACCCATGTCCTCGGACGTGTTCTCGTTAGCGCCCGGCGAGACCTGAGCGAGCGTGTCTGTCGCTATGATCATGACATTACCGAGCTGTTTGATCTCTGCGATCAGCTCGGACACGTCATCTCCATCCATGTAATTGGGCGCAGCGGTGATGATGTGCATGTCAACGGTGCGCATGTCGATGTTATAGTAGCGCGCATAGGCCTCTATGCGCATGCCGATGCCGTTGCCGCCCTCTGCCGCGACGATCACGACGCGGCCTTGCTTGACCTTACGCCCGCGCCAGTCGACGCCGCGCGCGACCGCGAACAATAAGTCGAGGATGAGGAACGTCTTGCCTGACCCCGAAGCACCGAAGATGATGCCAAGCTCACCCTTGGGCAAGAGGCCCTTGATCAGCCACTCAAGCGGCGGCAGTTGCGTCAATTCAAAAGCCGGCAGCGGTGTAAAGCGGTTGCGCGTCTCTGGGCTGAGTTGCGCTTGGATCTTTTCGGCATTCTGAAGGACGCGCTGCGTGGTCACAGCCTCGGGTATGCGGTACCCAGCATCCTTGGCCATCTTGATCACCGAGCGCATGGTCACGGCGCGCTTGCCCACGGCGGGGCGCAGGCTGTCCCACTGGTAGCGCAGGCCGTCAGTGCCGGGGTAACTATCGCCCTTGCTTGACCACTCATCCCACAGCTCGAAGCCGGTGTCGTCGCCGTCCGTCTCGTGATGCAGCGCCATAGCGACACGTAGCCACGGCTCACGGCCCATACTCGGGTCGAGGTTGGACAGCAGCGCGTCCATCTCGGATACCGTCAGGCTGAGCTTAGGCTCTCGCCCTAGCATGAAATCGTCAGGATCAAAGGCGATCTGCGACGTCGAGCCGAAGCGTGTTCCGCAGTACGAACGTGTGAAGTCGTCCACGTCCGCGATCTTGTCGTGATATCCAAGGATCTCGCAATTGGGCAGGATGTAACCGGTGAAGGTGACAAAGCCCGAAGAGCTGAACGTCTCGAAGCCGAAATACCCCCCGGACGTGCCCGACTTGTGGTTGCCAAGGTTGCCCTTCAGCACAGCACGTATGCCCTTGCCGCTTGGGCTGCGCTCGGCGTACGTGCGATCGACCATCTTGTGGATGTCTGCCGAGAACGCGCCGTCAGGCTCGATGCAGTTGTCGAAGTCGAGGAAGACATAGCCGAAGTCGGCCAGTGGTGCAAAGCCCACGCCGTCATATCCGCCGCGCACGGCAGCCTCGAGGGCCACCTCGAACGTGGTCAGATGCTCTCGGTCAAAGGCACTGCCTTGCTGGCCATGTCTGCGCGTGCCGTTCGCCCAGTGCGGGATCTTGCGCGGCTTGGCCTCGCCGACGAAATGCTCGAAGCGCCACAGCAACCACGCCGGTAAGCTGCGCAATGGCAAGGGCACCTCTACGGCACGTAAAGTAGGCGCGATAATGCTCACGTTGTTCATACTCCCCCCTCGGACCTTATGTTATCTGCTTTCGGCGATCGCCAACATTTCCAACATAGCTGGGTCCACCAGATCTCTGCGGGGTACGTGGTAAAGAGCCTCGATTTTGGTTGCTTGGAAGGGCGGCACATAGCCACGCTTAATCCATTGGTACACAGCTTGGTGCGAGACGCCAAGCGAACGGGCAAAGGCAATCATACCCCCGCCTGCAGATATAGCGGCACGCAGCAGCGTGACGCGCTGGGTCTTGTCTAATGTCATTATGATGTCCTCTTGATGGCTGCGCGGAAGTTCTCGGGGCGCAAGCCCCTGATGCCTTCGCGCGACATATATTCTAATCGTAAACGAACTAGCTGCTGATCGATTTCGGCAAGTTGGCGCGATATCTTGTCGCGTTTGGTAAATAGCAATTTGGCTTTAGTATCGGGTGTCATTCGGAAAGTCTCCGGTTGCTGATGGCGTTCAGTCGCACATGCAATACGGTCTTGCAAGTGCTATCTTACGCGCGTCACGGTCATGATACGCGTCTTGGTATGTGTGCGGCAGGTAAAGCCGCGATCGTGCCGGAGGCCATACTGGCTGGCATTGCGCGCCATGCGCTTGCAATCCTCCGGCGGCTTTTTATTGATTGATAAGCGGCTCAGTTATAAATCAGGGCCGATGTAGTCCAATAACCGCTTTAACGCCTTGATGTCTTTTTTTGTATATCTTAGCGTCGTCCGGGTGGACGTAGGCGTGTGCGGATGTAATTTCCATGCACTGCCAAGTATCTTTGAGCCATGCGCGGGTAATGTCATCCAGTGCGGCGGGGTCTATATCAATCATCATGTCTTATCCTTCGCTGCGTTGTTGGCATCTGTGTCATGTCTTTTGTATCAGTCATACAGCCTCACTTATGAGAGTTAGAAGCAGGTCGCGTTGTCTGCGTCGGGCAGCACGAGCATCAGCATGAGCAGCATGAGCAGCATAAGAAGCAGCATAAGAAGCAGCATCAGCAGCATAGGCAGCATCAGCAGCAGCATGAGCAGCATGAGCCGCATGAGCAACATGAGCAACATGAGCAACATAGGCAGCATGAGCAACATAGGCAGCATGAGCATCATGAGCAGACCATTCCTCACCATTAGCAAGCAAGTCCATACCAACAATCACAGGGTCGATAACCGCCTGAATTTCAGCTTCTTGCTTTGGGAGCGACCGCAATTCAGCAGCCAGAAACAGCCAATGCACTTTAGACAGGTCTTTGCCGTTTCGGCCAATGGCGGCTGGCAACGCTGCGAAAAATGCCCTAGCCTCTATCGCAGGGAGTGCCTC